TACAAATACCGCAACCAAACTAACACCAGGTAAAACAGAATATACAGATGGTAATACATACGCAGATAAAGGTGGGGCATCAAGATTTTTTTATAGTGCCAAAGTATCCAAGAAAGAACGAAACGCGGGGTTAGATGGATTTGAGAAAAAATCATCGGCTTGGATGTCTCCTGATAGTAGAACAAATAAAGAAAACTATGATAGAACATCACCAGGTATGGAAAGATTTAAGCCCCAACCAAGAGAGAATAACCACCCAACAGTTAAACCAATTAAACTTATGGAATATCTTATCAAGATGGTTACACCAAAAGGTGGAGTTGTTTTGGATTGTTTTATGGGGTCTGGCTCAACAGGCATCGCAGCAAAGAACTTGGGATTTAACTTTATTGGAATAGAGAAAGAAGAAGAGTATATGGAGATTGCGAAACAAAGAATAAACTATTAGGATATAAGTAAAATAATTTTTATCTTTGTTGTATGGAAATTATTAAAACAAAATGTTGTAGTAGGTGTGGGATGAATAAAAATATCACAGAGTTTGGAATATTAAAATCATCTAAAGATGGTTTTAGATACGAGTGTAAAATGTGTAAAAATGAAATATCTAAACAAGATAGATTAAAAAATAAAAACCCAAAAAAGACAAAATGGTCCTATAATAAAATTATGATTGTTTGTTTAGAATGTGGTAATAATCATACAGGTAATTTTCATCCACTTAAAAAGTTTTGTAGTAAAGTTTGTAAAAACAAAAATAAGAATAATAGAGATTATGTTAAGGATTTGAAAAAAAAATATATAATCAACAATCCTGATAAAAGAAAAAAAACCTCTATCAATTCAAAAAATAAAAATTGGAATAACCCTAATAATATCAAATCAAGAAAAAACTATTCGTTACAACTTAATGTGAGATTAAAAAATGCTTTAAGAGCGAGGATTAGAAAATGTCTTAAACAAAACTCTATGAGTGATAATACTATGTCTATTGTAGGATGCACTTTGGATGAATTAAAAAAACATATAGAAAATCAATTTACTGAAAAGATGAGTTGGAATAACTGGAATCAGTTTGGTTGGCATTTAGACCACAAATATCCTTTATCAAAAGCAAAAACTGAAGAAGAATATTTTAACCTTTGCCACTATACAAATCTTCAACCTCTTTGGTGGGAAGAAAACTTAAGTAAATCAAATAAACTACCTGAAGAATGGTTGAATGATTAAAATACAAACGACAAAAGTTTTTGATGACCTTGAAATAACGGATAAAAGAATCTGTGTGTTTCAGGGTTCATCACGAGCATCCAAGACCTACAACATCTTAATATGGTGGGTAAGTAAATTACTCCAAGAAGATAATAAAGTTCTCACCATCGTCAGGAAAACCCTACCAGCACTCAAGGGTTCTGTTTTGAGAGACCTTAAAGAAATCTTAATTATGTTTAATGTATATGAACCTGATAAATGGCATTCAGTTGATGGTTATTATCAACTTGGAACAAATACAATAGAATGGATAAGTTGTGATGACGAGTCAAAATTAAGGGGAAGAAAAAGAGATTACCTTTTTATCAACGAGGCAACAGAAGTATCTTATGATGAATATATCCAATTGGTATTAAGAACATCAGGTAGAATTGTTCTTGACTTAAACCCCTCATTGTGGAAATCTTGGATATATGATTTGGAAAATGAACCTGATGTATTTTACACAATCATTACATACAAAGACAATCCATTTTTAGATGACTCTTTAATTAGAGAAATTGAGAAACTACAACATAGAGACCAGAACTTATGGAGGGTATTTGGTTTAGGACAAAAGGGTATTCCAACAAGAGTTGTATTTAACCATCAACAATTTTATGAGACCTTACCACAATCAGCGAAACTATTGGGATATGGAATTGACTTTGGATTTAATGACCCCTCAACTTTGGTGGCAGTTTATAAGTTTGATGAATCAATTTATTGTGAAGAACTATTATACTTAAGAAATGTAACCATACCTGATTTTATTTACAAGATAAAGGACTTGGGGGTCAATTTAAGAGAAGATTTTATATGTGATAGTGCCAACCCCCAAGCAATAACAGAGATGACCCGTAATGGGATAAATGCCAAGCCAGTTAAGAAGGACACAATCTTATCCGGTATAGACCAAATTAAAAGAGCAAACTTTTTTATCAATTCACAATCATCTAATTTAATTGATGAGGTCAATTCTTATGTATGGAAATCAGATAAGAACGGAGGTAATTTAGATGAACCTGAAGATAAGAATAACCACATACTTGATGCGATAAGATATGTCTTACAAATGAAGTCAATGAGAACGCCAGGACAATATGTGTTCTATTAAAAAAATATATTTATAGATGATGAATTACATTCAACACAAAGGAAAGAAATACGAGATTAAAGAACCAACCATTCAAGATTGGTCTGATGTAATGAAATTAAAAGACCTATTGGACGAACACGAATTATATGTGTCCCTAATAGAAAAGATTACCGGTCTATCAAAGAAAGATATTATGGAATCAGATGCTGCCACAATTCAGTTGGTAGGTGAAACCATAAATAAATTGATGAATCAAGGAGGGAAAAATCTACAACCAAAGATTGAACTTAATGGTATTAAATATAATTTATTGGATACATCAAAAATTAGTTTCGGTCAATTTGTGGATATTGATTCGTTCTTAAAGAAAGATGAAGCATATAGAATTGCCAACTTAAATGAACTGGCTGCCTATTTATATTGTGAGGAAGGATTAGAGTATGGTAAAAGTGATTTCCCCAAACGAATAGAACAAATGAAGACGCTACCTTATAAAAATCTTGAAGGAGCCCTTTTTTTTTTATCAACTTTAGGGAGAGGATTGTTGGAACTTTCGGACTTTTATTCCAAGAACAAAGTGATGTGGGAGATAATGAAACTCCGAATAGCTTTCATGCGTTTTGGGGTTGGTATGAAGGAATCAATGTCCTTGCCGAAAACAAGATTTGGCAAATTGATTATGTTACTTCTCTCCCCCTTGTGGCTTGTCTTAACCATCTGTCTTACCTTATGGACCTCAATAAAGAAACCGAAAGGATAATGAAGCAACAAGAAAATTAAATGACCGGTCAAACCATCAATTTTAAGACAATCGCAGTAGATTTTAATTTATTGGCAGATAGACACAAACAATTAAACTCGTTTGGTTTAGGTGATGTATCACAATTATCTTATTGGACTACATTAAGGGACAAAGAAGAGAATACATCATTCAACGCACCATATTATCCATTATTATATGTTGTTCCATCAAGAGTCCAAAATGATTTTAGGTTTAAGGAGTGGGAGTTTAATACTCTTGTAATGGATATTGCGGAAACTAATTTAACTAACCAAGTTGATACAGTATCAGACACATTACAAATACTCCAAGATGTTATTAGCCAGTTTAGATTATCTGTAAACGCCTTTGAGGGTAATTTCATCAACAAGTATTATTTGGATGAGGCAGTAAATTGCACCCCGTTTTTAGAAAAGGAAGATGACTTAACAAATGGTTGGAATGGTCTTATTAAAATTAAGACAATGACTAATCTTGATAGATGTGCTGCGGCTTATAACACATTTACGGGAACACCAATATTCCACGAAGGAATAAACTTAAGAACATTTTATGATGATTTTAGATTACTTGCCGACCATCACAAACAATTAAACTCATTTGGTTTAGGGGCAATGGATGATTTTATCTATTGGAATGAATCAAGAGACAAAGAAGAGAACACAACATTTAATTCACCAATATATCCAAATCTTTATGTGGTGCCAGGAGAGGTTACACAGAACTTTGGTTATATGGATTATAGATTTACCATTATTGTTAGTGATATAATTGAAAGAGATTTAGCCAATCAAATTGATGTGTTGTCTGATACGAACCAAATATTAGATGATGTATTATCACAATTTAGATTATCTGTTACGGATAGTTTGGGAAACTTTAATGAAAATTATTATTTAGATACACCGGTTAGTTGTATTCCATTTATGGAAAAATACGATGACTTACTTGGTGGTTGGGTTGCTGAAATATCAATTCAAGTTAAAACTGCTCTTGATAGATGTGATGCCGCATTTGATTCGTTTATTCCATCACAGACACCAACACAGACACCTACTCAAACACCAACCCCTACTATTACTCCAACATCAACACAAACTCCTACGCCTACCTTAACACCGACAAATACATCAACTCCAACAGTAACTCCAACATCAACACAGACACCAACTCCAAGTGTTACGGCAACACAAACAGGAACTCCTACACAAACTCCTACTAATACAACCACACCAACCCCAAGTGTTACAGCAACACAAACAGGAACTCCTACACAAACACCGAGTGAGACACCAACACAAACACCTACAGAAACACCGACAAACACACCAACTCCAAGTGTTACACAAACACAAACACCAAGTGAGACACCAACACAAACGCCTACAACAACATCAACTAATACTCCTACTCCAAGTGTTACACAAACTCAAACACCGAGTGAGACCCCTACTAATACTCCAACCGAGACACCAACATCAACACCTACTCCAACACCTACTCCAAGTCCAGTAGCATCAGGTAATAGATTATTGGCTCAAAGTGGGGCATACATAAACACAGAAAATAGCGAAAGATTATTAGTTCAACAATAAAAAAATATTTATAAATAAAAAATATGGCAGACATACTCATATCCGACTTACCTTTATATTCAGCAGACACAACTGTTGATACTTGGTTGGTATTGAATAATTCAGGAGAAACTGAAACATTTAAGATACAGAAAGAAGATTTAATTTCTAATACTTACTCAACAATTCCAAATGTAATTTTATATTACACAGGTTTTACTTACAATAGTGGAACAACTTATTATGATTACACCTATACAAACACAGGTATAACATCAACATCAATAGTTGATTTTACCCCATATAATGATTCTGTTTATACAGCACTTACATCAAGGGTTCAACCATTTAATACTGTGAGTAATGGGAGTTCAATATTCTCTTCTCAATATCCACCAAGTAATAATATCACAGGAACAATAAACATCTTTAATCAAACATTATAATATGCCTTTTAATATTCCAAATCAAACATCGTATATTAAACAAAGACCGGTTAGTCCGTATTCTGCTTGGACGAGACAACCAGATTGGATTACAATAACCGATACTACTGGTGAAGTTCAATTCCTAACTAGTAATTTAGCATTTTCGGCATTTACAATACAAACAACTTTTACACAAACAGGAGGAGTTGGAAACATTTATATTGATTGGGGTGATGGAACAACAGATACAGTTTCAACAATCGGTTTAACTAATACATCACACACATATACAACACCAGGAACACCTTGTTCTTTGGGATATGATACATATAAGGTTAGGATTTATGGTGATGCTGGAACAAGAATAACTCGTGCTTCTTTTACCACAACCCCAACCCAACAAAGTGGATTAGCAATTATTGGTGTATTAGAAGCATATTATGGTAATACTACTGTTGATAATATGTCTTTGTGTAATTTTGATTCAGCATCTGGAATCGGTTCATTTATGTATTTAGAATACTTAAAGTTTCCAAGTGTAATGAACGCACCAGTAAGCCTTGATGCTTTGTTAAGAGGTAATACCGCTTTAGCAAAAGTAATAATGCCACAATCATTACCTAATGTTGGTTCTATGTTAAGAACATTTGAAGCGTGTGTTTCATTACAAGAAATAACATTACCACAAGACCTAAACCCTACAAGTATGAATGGAACATTTATAGGGTGTAGTTCTTTAACAGGGGCAACATTTCCCTCAAGTATGAATGCCACAACAAATATTATAAATCTTTTTTATCAGTGTTATAATTTAACATCAATTAAATTACCAGCATTACCAGTATCAACAAGTTATAATTCAACATTTTTTAATTGTCGTAGTTTAATTACAATAGAAATACCATCATTTACATCGGGGGCAACAACAATAGATTTATCAAGTATGTTTATAGGGTGTAGTTCATTAGAATATGTAAAGATGCCTACAACTGTGGTGGCGGGAACTGTATTTACAACTACTTCTATGTTTCAGAATTGTATCAATCTTAAATCATTTATTTTTCCTACAAACTTTAATGCTTCAACATTAGCAAGTATGTTTCAAGGGTGTAGTTCATTATCAACTTGTATAATGCCAACATCTATGCCATCACTAACAAGTATGGTTTCTACTTTTAATGCTGCTAATTTACAAGAAATAACATTACCAACAACAGTAGGGGCAACAATAGATATGACCTCAACTTTTAATACAAATTATGGTTTATCAAAAGTGGAAATACCATCAAGTTATAATATAACAACATTAGCAACAACATTTAGTAATTGTTGGAATCTTAATTCAGTTATACTTCCAACATCATTAAGTGCTTGCACTTCATTATCACAGACATTCCAAAATTGTTATAATATTCGTTCAATAACTTTACCATCAAGTATGCCATTGGTTACTACTATGTTAGGTATGTGTTTATCCAATAATTCATTAGAAACTATTGTATTACCAACATCTGATATGAATAGTTGCACGAATATACAAAATATTTTTAATGGTTGTTTTAATTTAACAAGTGTATCATTTCCAAATATGAATACTTTAGCTCAAATGAATACCGCATTCGTAAATTGTTATTTATTAAAAACTATAACTTTACCACCAACAACAAATACAAGTATGTTGATGCCCGGTTTATTATCAAGGTGTTTATCATTAGAAACTTTAACATTACCAACAACACAGACAACAGGATTATTTATATCATTTGCCAGCACATTTGCTAATTGTCCTTCATTAAAGACAATAAATAATGTTGATAAGTTAGGTAATCCATCAACGGCATCAACCAATTATGCTGATGGAACAACTTTAACTACTGGTTCCCCACAACTATTATCTTTAGATTTTTATATGAAGTTTAGTAAATTAGATTTAGCAGGAACTGCTACAGTTAAAAATCTACTTAACACATTAAGAATAAGAAATAATGGGGCGGGACAATACGCAGGAACATCACCACAAATCAATATTTCTTATACAGATTTATCACAAGCAGCACTCGTTCAAGTATTCAACGACTTACCAACAGTAACAGCAAAAACAATAAACATTACCGGAGCAACCGGAGCAGCAGCACTTACCGCACCTGAACGAGCAATCGCAACAGGTAAAGGTTGGACTATAACAGGATAATATGATATACAAATTATTTATAGAAGAGGGTGATTATTTAGACATCACAACAAAAGAACCTCGTAATATGATGGAGGTAGAAATTGCTTACACACCAGAGGGTATAAATGTAGGCTGGGACGAGTTTAATTCCAAAGAGGACGCTATGTCCCATTACAACATAGAACTTAAACCAGAGGTCTCTATTGAAGAATAATTATGTGGGAATATACAGACGAAGCATTACAACATCTTGGTGATTTATTTGTTAAACAATTAAAACAAAAAATCAAAGAAAAGATTTATCCTTATGGAAATCCTGATGTTAAGGGTGATGGGGATAAATATGCGTCTGGTAATTTATACAACTCAATATCAGCAGAGGTAGTCCAAACAAAAAATGGGGCAGTATTAGAAATAAGTTATGCCGATTATTTTAAGTATGTAAATCAAGGTAGGAAAATTGGAAAAAAGAAAGTTCCAATTAAAGCATTATTAAAATGGATTTCATTAAGAGGGATAAGAGGAAGAAATAAAAAGGGTAGATTTATTCCCAATTTATCTTTTGCGTTCGCCATCCAAAAAAATATATTTAAGTATGGTATTCGCCCCGCAAATATTTATGATAAAGGGTTAGATGACTTGGAAGACACATTTAATAATTTACCCACAAATCTACCACCAACTTTGACTGAAGCATACAACGAATTATATGAAGCGATGGGAGAAGATATAAATAAGTTTATTGAAGTAACAATAGAAAAAGAAATACCAAGTAAGATATGAGTTTAGAACTAACCATAAGACAATCACCTTTAGGAGTAACTCCAACACACGCAGACCATACTTGGAATGTTGTGTTAAATGATTATTCTGCCTATACAGATATTAGATTAGTTGTTGATGTCTATAAAAATCCATACCAAAATGATTCTGGCTCAACACAGGATTATGGTAAAGTAGGAAGATTACTTATCCCATCTAATCAATTTGGTAATTGTATCTTTAGTGTTGAGACAATCATTTATAATTTAACTGACCCCAACCCAAGAAACTTGGGGATGGTTTATAATAGCACTCCAAGTCCTTTCGGTGTATTAGTAACTGATTCAAGTGGAACAACATATTCTGCCAATACATCACAAGCAACCATAGTAAGTAATAGAACATCAACAATATCATATTCAAATGGTTTTAATGGTGGTGTTGAAGGTTTCCAAAACATATACCAAATAAATGAATATCGTTTAGTATTTGGGGTTCAATACACAGATGGAAATGGTAATACTGTTGTATCTGTTCCAACTAACTATAATATTTATACAGGATTTACCGGTTCATTTGGTGTAACATCAGCAGCCGGACAACCTTATGGAATTATGATATGGCCTGGAGTTCAAGAGAACAAATCATTATCACAAAAATATTATTATTCAGGTAATAACTTAAACGGACAATACAACTATCTTAATACAGATGTTTATGCTTATGATATGGGACAGACAACACCAGGATTATTTATGTCCGCTTATGGTAGTCAAACAATCCCAATGACTATATTGTCTTCACAAGTTTATCAAACAAGATTTAGAACACATTATTATAAATGTCCTATCATCGTTGGATTTATGTATGGTGGTAATCCATTATTCAACAACACAGATAATGTGGCAGCAATCAACTACCTACAAAAAACTGAAACTAATAATCAATATAATTACGATGTAATTACATCTTATCCAATTTCATATACAACAAGAACAAACGCACAAACTGCTCCACCTTATTCTTATCTATCTCAAAGAATAGCTTATGGTATATTCAAGGCAAACCCTAATTTAAGGGCTGATTCTGATGTGGCAATTTATCTTGGTTCTGCTTGTTCTGAAATTGATTATGATACATTTGGTGTGAGTGAAATAGTCCAATACAAAATGGTAGGTGAAGAGTGTTTCAATAATCCTGTATCATTCTTATTTATGAATCGTCAAGGAGTATGGGACACATATACATTTACAAAGAAATACTCAAAGAGTTATGGGTTAAGTAAAAAAGTTTATAATCAACAAAAGTCATTAAACACAAAATATTGGAATAGACAATCATACGATTCAAGTGAGACCGTATTCTATGGTGATGCGGCAGAATTAGTAACAATTGATTCTGGCTTCGTTTATCAAAATGATACAGTTGTTATTGAGGAATTATTGATGTCCCCTTATGTTTATCAAATTATGGATGATTGGATGCCAGCAGAAAATCAAAGTGCCATTTATCCATATTTAATACCGGTGACCGTCCAAAATAAAGAAGTAAAAGAATATCTACAAAAGTATGAAAGAATATTCCAATACACTATTGAATTAAAACAAGTTCCATATAGACCATTCTACTTACCATTCTAATTTATGCTCCAAATAAGAACCACAATTGATAATGAATATGTTTATTTAGACCTGTATAAAAATGAACCGGTGTTTTTATCTTTATCGTTCGCTGAACTACAAGACATCACCAAGAAGAACTCAAACTTCTCAAAGTCATTTTCATTACCAGGCTCAAAGAATAATAACGAAACATTTAATTTCTTCTATGACTTAAATGCCGTTCCAACAAACTTCAATCCAAATGATAAGTTTAACGCTTCATTATTGTGGGATGGTTATGAAATTATGACTGGTTATATTCGTCTTAATTCTGTTTCAATATCAGATGGGGAAATCATTTATCAGGTTTCTTTCTATAATCAAATTGGAGACCTTATGGCGAACATCGGGGACAAGTTCTTATTTGACCTTGACCTTGATTACTTATCTCACCCTTACTCACCGGAGGTTATTCTACAATCAAACCTTGACCCCAACTTATTCCCCTTAACAGGAGCAACAAATTATTCTTACCAAAATGGTAAAACGATGTGGGCTTTATACAATATCGGTTATGAATATATTTCTGCCAATACTGTAAATGCCACAACAACACCATTAGTTCAATTTAGTCCAACAATATCAGGAACAAGTTATACACCTGTATCAGGAAACTTTGATTTTTCAGGAACACCAGTTAGAGATTTTTATTATAAGCCATCAATACAAGTTAAAGAATTATACACAGCAATTGTAAATCAGGCGGGGTATAAGATTGAATCAAACTTTTTTGATACAGCATACCTACAAAGATATTACTTACCATTAAAGTTTGCCGATGAGACAATATACTCAAAGAACGCAATACCTGCTTGTTACAAATATACCAACCCAACTTTAACATCTGTTGGTGAGGCATACACAACCAATCCATCATCAGGAGTTCAATGTAATAGTTTAGGATTTAGTGCCAACACAACAACCTTGATGATACAATCAGGTTATACTGGTTCATATAAAATTAGATTTACCTTTGATGCTATTGGAACAAATGAATGTATATTTTCACCAAACACCGCAGCATTTATTTTTAATGATGGAACAACAAATACATCATTATTTTTTGGAACATTCTGTGATACTGTATCACCAACACAAGTAAGTTTCGAGCAAGAGTTTATTATTACAGGTCAATCTTACTTATCGTTTTTCTTTGTATTAAATGATGTTGTAATAACAAACTACACACAAGAGATTATATCTTCTCCAAGATTTATTCCAAATGGTGCTATGGTTGATTACTCAATTGAGTTTCCTGTAAATGATTATAAACAATTAGATTTTATTACATCGGTAAATAGATATTTCAACTTGATTGTTGTTCCAAATCCTGATAAGCCAGATTATTTAATTGTTGAACCTATTGTAGATTATATTGGAACTGCCGGAATATTAGATTGGACTACCAAAGTAGATTTTAATGAGAACCAAGCCTTATATCCAACGACAGCATTATTAAATGGAACATTAGAGTTTAACTTTAAGTTAGACCAAGATTATACCAACCAAGATTTTAACGGACAAGCAAATAGAATATTTGGAACAGATAAGTTCTTATTAAACTTACAATACAAAGATGCCGTAACAAAGTTTGATTATATCTTCTCATCACCAATTGATATAACAGTAAATAATTCATTTACCCCACTCATCACATTATCATCAATGTCTAAATTAAAACAGATTGATGTTGGTGGTGTTACACAACAAACATTTGTTCCATTTAAGATATTACCTAAATTGGTGTTTCGTGGTCCAACGATGCCAGTAGATAATTATGGGTATATTGCTTCATCAGCACAAACATCAAGTGAGAGTTGTAGAGAGTCAACAATTATGGTTGTCTATGTTCCTGGTTGGTTAAAGTGGTATGATTGTGTTGGGGTTCAACATTACGGATACTTTGAGAATGGAACTTATGATTTTGGAGTAGATTGTATTGAACCATATTCAATTGAACCAGGAACTCCTTATGCTGAAACTGCCGCACATTATTTGGATGCTGAAGGAACTGCCTGCACCGCATTATTAAACTTTGATACATTCCAATATTATTATATGAATGAAACACAAGTTGACCGATTTACAAACATAAATCGTTTTACAACTTATCCATTTTCATATACAGGATTTTCACACTACACAAACTTTAGAGGTGAAGATAAGACAAATGTAACACCAGCAGAATATTCATTTAATGCCCCTGACTTATACAACATCTATTATGAGGATTATGTAAATGATATTGTTTCTGAAGAGAATAAGATTTATAGTTGTAAAATCTATTTGTATCCTCAAGACATACAAAGTTTAAGATGGAACGAAAAAATCCTTATCAACAATTCTTTTTTCCGTATAAATAAAATTGCCAACTTTAATGCCTTGGAGCCATCGGTATGTGATGTTGAATTGGTTAAACTTACAAAGACATATAATCCACACCCAATACTTTATTATAAACTAACATCTTGTGAAGAACCACCAATATTATATTCTAATAGTGATTTAATGTATAACTTATATGCCTATATTGGAAACTATGTTAGGTTGTATGATGATGATGTAAATTACTTGGGTTGTTATTTGGTAGAACAAGACACTTATGGTTCAGCAAAAGATTATCAACATTATTATATTTCATCAGGTTATACAAATGATATGGTTGGGGTATATCCTGATTGTGCTTGCACCGGTAGAACACAATTTAATATCGTTCAACAAGAACCAGTAGAAACTGCTTTCTTCTATTACATCGGTTATGATTGTGATACACTAACTACTCAATTCCAATTTAAGTCAACAGGTTCAACCTTATCATCATCTGATGTAGTTAAAATACATAATTCAGTAACTAACTTTGATGCTTGTATCACCAATATTGAATTGAATTATTTATCACCAACAGATTGGATTGAAGTTCAAACTTTTGTTGATTGTGAAACTTGTGCTTTTGTTCCAACACCGAGCCCAACACCAACTCCATTACCTTGTGTATTATGTGTAAATTATTCTGTGTATAACCCATCACCAACAACAGGAGTTGAATTAAGTTATGTCCCTTGTGGTGGAATAACACCAGTAACAATAACAGTAGGACCAGAGGTTGATTTAGAAATATGTGCTTGTGAAGATTCACTTGCTTATGAAGGAACATTAAGTGTTAGTTCTATTGGTTTATGTTCTCAACCTAACCCATCAGCAACACCTACCCCAACTCCAACAAGAACTCCACCTCAACCAACAGCGACACCAACACCAACTCGCACTCCAACTTTTACTTGTAGATATTATACATTTACTGGAAATGATTATTGGAATGGTAGTTATACCGCTTGTGATGGAACACAATGGAACGGAGCAACATTATTCAGAGGACAATCGGTATGTGCGAGAGTTGGTAGTGTTATAAACTTACAAAACTCATTAACGGTAGGAGCGTTATGTTATTAAAATATGGCTTGTAATCTATACATTCACAATGACCCAACAGGTGGGAACAAATATATCTCTGGCACAACTTGTGCTGGTGATGTTGTAAATTATTATTTAACTTATGGTGAAGCCGTATGTATGAATGATGAATTACCTATTGCCAATCTTTGTGGATTGGTTGTTAGTGGTTCTTGCACCCCTTATACTATTCCTTGTTCTTGTATAAATTATAGAGTTAGAAATCTTTTTGATGCCCCTTGTTTATTAAGTTATATTCCTTGCGGACAAATTGAATATGTTGATGTTGAAATAAGTGGTGGTTTTGATGATTACATTTGTGCTTGTGAGGGTTCTTTTGCTTATGAATGTGATTTACTTATAACTAATGGTGGTTCTTGTATTGCTCCAACTCCTACTCCATCACCAACTCAAGCGTTTCGTTGTTATTTCTCTGAAACAATTTATAATATTGTTCCTGTTGAATGTAATGGTGTAATGTATGATGAAGTATTTGCCTCGTTGGTAATAACAATTACTGATGGAAATAACCTTACACCAGACCATAACACTTATCAATTTGGAATATCAAATGGTGGTGAAGAAATTACTTTAACAATTCCTTACGGACAAGATACAATAGTATTCAATTATGTTAAAACGATTATTGGTAATGAAGTATGTAATGGTGTGTTTAATTGTAATGAGACAACATATCCTGATTGGTCTGTAACAACTGCTCCAATATCACAATGTGCTCCAAGACCTGCTCCATCTAATACTCCTTATTTAAGCCCAACATCTACTCCAACTTTAACACCAACACCAACTCAAACACCGACTAATACATCTACTCCAACTATTACTCCTACTCAAACACCGACTAATACATCTACACCAACAACCACACCAACAGTTACTCCTACAAATACTAATACTCCAACAGAGACACCTACTAATACTCCAAGTATCACACCAACTAAAACAACGACACCAACAATAACTCCAACTAATACTCCAACTCCAAGTGTAACACCAGTTGCTTTATGGGTTGCTGGAGGTTTTAGTGGAAATACTTTGGCATATTCTTATAATGGAATAACTTGGTCTGGTTCTACTAATGGTAGTAGTATTTTTTCAAGAAGTGTTAGAGGAATTGCTTATGGTAATTCTATGTGGGTTGCTGGAGGCTCGCCTTCAACAAATGTCTTAGGATATTCTTATGATGGAATAACTTGGTCAGCATCAACTAATGGTAATAGTATTTTTACTACAGGAGCAAGACGAATAGCATATAATGGTTCTATGTGGGTTGCTGTAGGATTTGGAACAAATGTCTTAGGATATTCTTATAATGGAATAACTTGGTCAGCATCAACTAATGGTAATAGTATGTTTACATCTAATGGTTGGGATGTGGCTTGGAATGGAACTATGTGGGTTGCTGCTGGTGGTGAATCTTCATCATCAACAAAATTAGCATATTCTTACGATGGTATTACTTGGTCTGCTGTTACTAATAATATCTTTATCCAAAATGGTTCTTCTATTGCTTGGAATGGTTCTATGTGGGTTGCTGGAGGTTATGGTGGAAATACTTTGATATATTCTTATGATGGTTTAACTTGGTCTGGTTCAACTAATGGTAGTAGTATTATTACAACAAATGTAACTACTGTTGCTTGGAATGGTTCTATGTGGGTTGCTTGTGGAAATGGAAGCACAAATAGATTAGGATATTCTTATGATGGAATAACTTGGTCAGCATCAACTAATGGTAATACGATATTTAATGATGTTTCTGGATGTTGGGGTATAGGATGGAACGGAAATATTTGGGTTGCTGGTGGTTATGGAACAAATAGATTAGGATATTCTTATGATGGTATTACTTGGAGTGGAGCAACAAACGCAAATACCTTTTTTACAGATGCTGGATTTGCTGTGGCATCTAAACCAGCACCTAATCTTTACCCTCCAAGATAATTAAACAACTTATGGAAATATATTTAGATAATGAGATTGAATCTCAAACAGAAATAAAAGAATTGATGGATGAACTTAAAGAGACATTTGGATATATTGTATCTAATGTTGAGTTCATACCATTTATAATGGAACAATAATGGCAAAGAAAAAAGTAGAAGTTGAAGTAGACATTGAAACAAATGTTGAAGGCTCCATATCTCAATTAAAAGAGTTAAAGAAACAATTAAAACTTACAGCAGCAGGTTCAGAAGAGTTTAAGAAACTATACGGACAGATTGATGATTTAGAAGACAAAATTAAATCAGGTAAGAATGTTTCTAAAGATTGGGTTGATACATTAGAAGGTGCTGGTGGTCCTTTAGGAATGCTTGGTAGAACAATCAATTCATTAAAGGTCTCAACAGTATCATTTGGAACTGCTCTTAAAGCAACAGGTATTGGATTACTTGTATCAACGATAGGTTTATTGGTAGGTGCGTTCAGCAAATCTGAAACAGCATTGAAATCATTACAACCATTGATGATACAGATTGAAAAGTTATTTGGTGGTCTTGTAACTGCCCTTCAACCTCTATTAGATGTATTCATTCAATTAGCAGTAAAAGTATTACCAGTTATTACCAAAGGTATTGGAACTTATTATGGTGCGTTAGTATCATTATTCACATTAGTTAAAGAAGCCGGTGCTGGTGTTGGAAAAATCTTAAAAGGTATTTTCACATTAGATAGTGATGCCATTAAAGAAGGTTATACACAACTTACTAACTCTTGGGACAAAACAACTGAAAGATATAATGAGTTCCAAAAAGATTTTAAGGCTGGAACTGAATTACAAACTGCTACAGAAAAAGAAAATGCTGAAGCCAGACAAAAAATACGAGAACAAGAATTAGAAAAAAGAAAGGCTGACCTTGATGCCAAAATAAAACTTGAAACAGATAAGGAAAATACCTCAAGAGAAAAACTAAAGAAACTATTAGACGATAGATATAAAGCAGAACTTGAAGGACAAAAATTATCTGAAGCACAAAAATTAGTTTTAAGACAAGAAAATGCCAAGAAATTAGAAGAGGCATTAAAGGCTGATGACGATAAGAAAAAGACCGAAGAGGAAAACAGAAAGAAGAAACGATTAGAAGAACTACAAGTTGAACTTGATGGAACAAAAGGTAATGCCGAACAACAACTTGGTGTCTATGAAAAACTACAACAAGAACTTACCAACGCAACATCTTATTCTGAACTTGAAAGACAACAATTAAGAAAACAATATGCTGATGCGATATTACAATCATTAGATAGTTCATACCAAGCAGAGTTAAACGCAATTGACTTAAAGTATGGTGAGTTCAAGCAATTTGACGCAAACTATTATAAGGACTTAAAAGAAAAAAACGACCAAAATAATTTAGACCTTAAAGCCGCATTAGATAGAGGGGCAATATCTCAACAAGAATATACCAAACGACTACAAGCAAACCAAAAGGCTCGTCAAGAAATTGATAAGGCAGAGGTTGTATCATCACAACAAAAAACTAAATTAGTTGGTGATGCGTTAGGTCAATTATCTACAATCGTTGGGGAAGATACTGTTGCTGGTAAAGGTTTCGCAATTGCCAAAGCAACGATTGATACATACCAATCAGCAGTAGCGGCATATAAATCATTAGCGGGTATTCCAATCATAGGTCCGGCTTTGGGAGCCATCGCAGCAGGAGCTGCCGTGGCATCAGGTATTGCGACAGTTAAAAAGATTACCGCAGTTCAAGTTCCAAATGCTCCATCAAGTGCCGGTGGTGGAGGTGGGGTTCAATCAACACCATCAGGACCATCAGCAAAAGTAGGAGGTCCAATAAATGTAACAGCAGGAAAAGGATTTGCTGAAGGTGGAT